CACGGAAGGGCACGAACAGCTGTGACGGCACCAGTCGAGGAACCCCCCTTCGCCCCCGACTACGACCAGCCACCCGCCCCTACCCAGCCACGCCCCCGCCCACCCCAACAAAACATCGTCGCCGAACAAGCCGTCCTCGGCGCCATCCTCCTCAACCCCGACGTCATCAACGACCTCACCGGCGAACTCCAACCCGGCGACTTCTACCAGCCACGCCACGAAACCATCTGGACCGCCGCCCACGACGTCCACACCCGCACCGACATCACCCTCGACGCCATCAGCCTCGCCGACCACCTCCAACAGATCGGCGAACTCGCCCGCATCGGCGGCGCCCCCTACCTCGCCGAACTCATGCAGGCCTGCCCCATCGCCGGCAACGCCACCTACTACGCCGGCCTCGTCCGCAACGCCGCCCGCCTCCGCGCCGTCGACCAAGTCGCACTCCAACTCCACGAAGTCGCCCGCAAAGCCAACGCCGACCACATCGACCAAGCCCTCGCCACCAGCCTCGACATCCTCGACGGCGCCACCGCCCGATTCGGCGCCAACCCCCTCACCCACACCCCCACCACCTGGGCACCCGTCGACCTCGAACCCGTCCTCGCCGGCGAATACCTCGACCCACCACCCACCATGCTCCACCGCACCGACGGCGTACCCCTCCTCTACGACGGCGCCGTCCACACCATCTCCGGCGAATCCGAATCCGGAAAGACCTGGCTCACCCTCCTCGCCGCCCTCCAACTCCTCGAGCAGCAACAGAAAGTCACCTTCGTCGACTTCGAAGACCGCGCCGACCGCGTCATCGCCCGCCTCATGGCCCTCGGCGCCACCCCCACCCAGATCCGCGACCACTTCGCCTACATCCGCCCCGACCGGCCCCTCGACGACGACGGCCGCCACCAACTCGCACCGCACCTCCACGGCGCCCGCCTCGTCATCCTCGACGGCGTCACCGAAGCCATGACCCTCCACGGCTACGACCTCAACTCCAACGCCGACAGCGCCCTCTTCCAGGCCCTCCTCCCCCGCTGGATCGCCGACCACGGCCCCGCCGTCGTGATGATCGACCACGTCGTGAAGGACAAGGAAAGGCAAGACCGCTTCGCCCTCGGCGCCCAACACAAACTCGCCGGAATCGACGGCGTCGCCTACATCGTGAAAATGATCCAACCCTTCGCCCGAGGAAAGCGCGGAATAGCCCGAGTCGAAGTCGCGAAAGACCGCCCTGGACACGTCCGCGAATACGCCTTCGGGAAGACAATCGCCGAATTCAGCCTCGACGCCACCAGCGGCAACGACGCCATCCTCACCGCCCACCTCACCCCACCAGGCGAGACCTCCGGCCGCACCGGCGACCAGTGGGAACCCACCGTCTTCATGGAGAAGATCAGCCGCTTCGTCGAGGTCAACCCCGGCCTCTCCAAGAAGGCCATCGAGGACACCATCAACGGCAAGTCGGCCACCAAACGACTCGCCCTCGAACTCCTCGTCACCCGCGGCTACATCGGCACCAAGACCGGAGCCCGGGGCGCCGTCCAGCACTACCACCACAAGCCATACCGCGCCGACGACGAAGACACCGACGACGGCACCCAAGACGAGAACACCCCCTCCAACACCAGCCAAACCGCCACCCCGGAGGCCTCCTAATGCCCACCTCGTCCCACCTCGTCCCCACCTCGTCCCCCTCGCAGGGGACGACCTCAGAAATCGACCTCGTCCCTCGTCCCCACCCCATAGGGGACGAGGTCGAACTGGCGTCCGAAGACGAACACCCCAACAACACCCACCTCGTCCCTACCCCAGGGACGAGCTGGAACGGCCAAGACGGAGGTTCCCGATGACGAAAAAGCTCATGACCGCGGACGACCCCATGACCCGCTCCGGGGCCCGCTGGTGCGAGGAGCACGGCCGCTGGGAGTGCTCGGCGAGGAAGGAGGATCACCACGCCACGGCGATCCGGGGCACGCGGCTGTGCAAGAACTGCTCTGGCCGCCCGCTTGCGGCTGCGAAGGCGATCGGGGAGGCGAACCTGCTGGCCTGGTCGACGCTGCGGGCCGGTGACGATGCTCCTGCGGTGGATCCGGGTCGGGCGGTGATGGATCAGCTGCGGTTGGCGGTCTATCGCGCTGATCTGCTTGGGGAGCTCGTTCGGCTGCAGATGGAGGAGGACCCGATCGGTGGCGTCGTTGGGAAAACCCGGGCGGCCGGCCGCGATGGCGGGTTGGTGGAATCCGGGGAGCAAGTTCGCCCGTTGGTGAAGCTGGAAATGGAGATCCGGACGAAGGTTGTGCAATTCGCGAAGACGGCGCACGACATGGGGATTGCTGAGCGGCATATCGAGTTGGAGCAGTCGCGGGCTGAGTTGGTGATTTCGGCTTTTCTGGCGACGTTGAAGGTGTTGGGGTTGGTGCCGGCGGATCGTGATTTGGCGGTGCGGACGTTTCTGGATGGGTTGGGGCGTGGGGACTCGGTGCCCGACGCCGGCGAGCTCGAGGCAGGTGGCCAGTGATGACACCCGCCGAGCGCAGCCTCCAGCGGCTCCAGACGGACTACTACCCATGGCATGGCATGCTCTGCGTCGAGAACGCCGAAGCGATCGCCGCCCGACTCGAGGCGATGCTTGGGTCCGGCCGCTACCACTCGTTCGTTGACGCGAACTCGTGGAACGAGCACGACGAGCGGTACACCTCGGTTGCGGTGAAGACCTCCCTTCGGCTCACCCGGCCCGTGTCGGCGACGGTCGAGGACGGGCACGTGCACATCAGCATCGTCAGCGACCGGCTCGTGTGCGGCCTCCACACACGGGCACGGACCCAGGCCGAGGGGCGCGTCGGCAAGCCCCACGACTTCGTCCAGGTCGGGTTCGAGCGGCATCAGATCCAGGTCGAGCACTACGCACCCGCGGGCTACCGGTTGCTGTGGATCTTCAGCGTCGAGGATCACGACCAGGATCACGACGAGGGTGGTCGCTGATGGGGTGGCCGCAGATCAGGGCGTGGAATCCGCGACAGGGCGAGCCCTACGTGTCGCTCTCTGCTGGTCCCGCGTTCGTGCGCGATGCGACCGACGAGGACGAGCCGTTCGTACGCCGGCCGCTCGGGTTCGCGCCGTCGCCCGCGCCATGGGCCGCCCCGCAGGTTGACCAGGAGGAGCCGCTCGTGTGGGACGGAGACCAGGCATGAACGACGATCCGATCACCGACCCGATCGCCGAGCAGCTGCACGCCTTTCGCGAGCGGTACACCAATCGGCGCACCGTGCCGTGGGCACTACTCAGCGACGCCGAGAAGCTCGTAGCCGCCGCCGCGGCGTACCACCGCGACCGGTACAACACCACGCTGGCCGCCCTCCGCAACGAGCACGACCGCGAAACGTCGAAGTACCGCAGCCAGATCGAGGCACAGCAGGAGACCATCGCGACCCAGGAACGCCTCCTCAAGGAGAAGCGCACCCTCAACGAGGCCCGCCGCGCAGCCGAGAACGAGCACGTCGAGGTCACCATCCGCAGCGACGGCTACGAGGACTGGTGCGTGGCCGACCTCGAGGAGATCGCCTTCCGGCTCCGCTGTGGCGGCGCGACCGACGAGACGCACGTGTCGATGGCGTCGAACCGCGCGATCGCACTCGTGCCGGTGCCTGACCTGGTGAGGCTCGATCGGCCCCGGCCGCCAGAGCCGCCAGATCGGCCTGACCCGCTGCCCTATCCGGGCGCCGTCAACCGCGGCCCGCGCCGGACCGCGCTGTGGAGGCTGGCGCTCCTCATCGGGGTGCCGTTCGTTGCGAGTGTCCTGCTGGCGCTGGTGTGGGTGGTGATCCTCTGATGGACGACGACCTCTTCGAGCAGATGCAGGCCGAGCTCCACGAGGAGATCGCGGAGATAACGCGCCGCATGCGTGCCGAGCAGCTGCGCACCGCCCCCGTACTCCTCGAGCCCGAGGGACGCGTGTGGGTCATCACCGCGATTGGAGACCAGCCGTGACCGACGAACTCCTCACCCCCGCCGAACACGCGCTCGTCGAGAAGCTCGCCGAGGTCTGGAACGACTTCAACGCCATCTGCGGCAACGGACCCGCGCGACACGGCGATCTCACCGAAGCGTGTGCCCACGTTCACGCGCTCCAGCAGGCCGTCCTCAAACAGGCTGCCGCGCGCGCCTACCCCGACCGATACCGCCTCCTCGGAGGCTTCCCAGCCGGCACCCCCGACAGCATCGAGCAGATCACGGGAGGAACACCTCGATGACCGAAGAACCCCTCACCGTCCACGACTACCTCACCGACCTCACCCGCTCACACGTCCACGCCGAACCCGTCACCCAGACCTACGGCCAGACCACCGTCACCACCCGCCACCGCACCCGAGTCCCACCGCTGCTCGTGCAACTCGAGTCCGTCGACTGGACCGACAGCGGCTCGACCCGCAACGGCTCCGGCTTCGAGTCCCGACCCGCCGTACCCCTCGAAGCCCTGCAGGCGCTCGTCGCGATCGACATCGAGGCCGCACGCTGGGTCCGCGACCTCGGCGAGGACGACCCCGGCGACACCCTCGAGTGCGTGCGCCTCCTGAATGGCCTGGTCGCATCGACGTCCTGGTGCGGCCGCGCCGGCGCGAGGCGTGACGAGACGACCCGGCGGGTGGACTGCTGCACTCGGCACGCGATCGAGGCCGACGCGCGGCGCTGGTGGACGCGGGCGCGGATCGTCACGGGCTGGGACACCCCAGCGTGGCGGCCGGACAACACCTGCCCGGAGTGCGGGGCGCGCGGGGCGCTGCGGATCCGGTTGGAGCAGCGGTCGGGGCTGTGTGTGGAGTGCGAGGCGACGTGGGGGCAGGACGACTACCAGGTGCTCGCCGACCATGTGCGGCGTGAGTCGGCGGAGGCGCGGCGGGCGGCGCGGCCGGCGCCGTGCTCGTGTGTGTGGCCGCGTGCGGTGCACGATCTTGGGGCGATGTGTCCGCGGTGTGGGAGCGCGGTGTGTGTGAACGCGGTGCGGGCGTTGGGTCGGAGGCGGGTGGCAGGATGAGCGACAGTCTCCGTGGCGACCTTGTCAGCGCAGATTCGTCAGATACTCGCAAAGCTGACCCTCTGGTATCTGCAAAGGTCCCCAGCGATGCTCAATGCATGGACCTTGATGAACTCGTACGAATCTCCACAGTTCGGCGTGACGCTGCGTCGGGGGCGGCGCGCGAAGCGCGCAAGGACGCCCGTGTCTCGCAGCCCGAGCTGGCTGAGGTTGTTGGCATCCCTGTGTCGACTCTAAGCCGTTGGGAGAAGGGACTTCAGGCGCCGCGTGGTCCGGCTGCGCTCCGGTACGCCGATGCGCTCGATCGGCTCTCTGGACTTTGCCATGAGTCGGATCTGAGTCGGTGAGCGACCGAAAGTCCTGCACCACATTTGGTCCGGCCCACATGTCGTGTCACGCCTTCTTCGGTCTACCGAACGGCTCCATCGCGACCTAAGTTCGTCCCATGACCGACATTCTGAAACTGGCTGAGATCCGAAAGCGCTGCGCGACTGGCGAGGCAGCACAGACCCGCATCGAAGCGCGACTCACCCGCGGCGACCTCGCTCGCGAAATTGGGATCAGCCGCAGCGCACTCCGGCGCTGGGAACTGGGTGAGCGCCTGCCAACCGGCGATGCTGCCATCCGCTACCTAGACACGATTGAAGATCTCAGGTGTCTGACCTCCAAGTAGACCTCACCAACCGATTGTTCATCACGGTCGCCGAGCTCGCTCGGATCCTCGAATGCGATCCCAGAAGCGTCCACCGTGGCATCGACGACGGCACCATCCCGCACCTCCGCGTTGGGCCGCGCACGATCCGAATCCCGATCAGGAAGGCTCGGCACCTCTGGGAGCCGTACGACGGTCCCTCAGCGCGGGGCGCGGTCGCCGCCCATGTGGGTGGCAGGATGACGGGCATGGCTGACGAGATCGACTTCCGGGCCCTGTGCTCGTGGACGTTGGCGCAGCTCGCGGACGCGGAAGACGCGGCGAACGCAGCCCTAGTGGAGGCGGTCTTCCCGCACTTCGGCGACACGGCAGCCGATGCGCTCCTCGGTCTGGCCGAGAGCGAGGGTGCCGACGCGGTGGCGATCGCGCACTATCGGCGCTATGTGCCGGCGCGGGTGCTCGCCGATGTCGAGGCCAAGCGTGGTCTGATCGAGTGGGCGCAGGCCATCGAGTACCTGCGGTCGGTCGGCGACCCGGCGGCCCCTGCACGGCCAGTCGGGATCGAGGCGGTGCAGATCATCGCCGAGGCGTACGCCGACCAGGACGGGTACGACGAGGCGTGGCGGATCTAGATCAGGCGGGGCCGATCAAGATTGTCACGCCGCCGTACCGCTGCTGCGCGGCCTGGCCGGTCGTGCCGATCGCGCCACCGATGAGCGCCCACGAGTAGCCGGCGGACCGAGCTGCGGCGACTGCCTTGGCAAGGTGGACCTCGCTCGTGGCGCGCTCGGCTGCGGCACCGAGTAGTGCCTTGAATGCTTCCGGGTCTCGCCTGTCGCCGTCGTCGGGCTCGTACTCTTCGAAGCGCTTGGCGATCTCGTCCTGGCTACTTTCAAACGAATCTAGTAGTACTTGGCGAAATGCGGCTCACCACTTGACATCCGTCGCCGTGGACGCTCAAACTCTCCCCGATGGGTGAGGTGTGCCTAGGGCACAGACCTCACCCATTCGCCATACCCCGGGACGAGCAGCACGGGGAGGCGGTGCCCGGTGACCGCCCACCCCGACACCGCCAGCTCCGGCGCCGACCTCTGGCTCGACATGATCGCCACCGGCCTCGCCCCCGAACGACGACCCAAGACATGGGACTCCCCCGGCGCCATGGCCGCCGCCCTCGACCGCGCCACCGTCCACACCCCCGCGCTCGACCTCATCGACACCCACCTCGTCGACGTCGCCGAAGGCCGCATCGAACGGTGCATGTTCTCGATGCCACCCCAGGAGGGGAAGTCCGAACGGATCTCCCGCCGCTTCCCGCTGTGGATGCTCGACCGGAACCCCAACATCCGCATCGCTATCGTGTCGTACGGCCACTCGGTCGCCCGCCGATGGGGACGCAAGATCCGCGACGACCTCAAGGCCCACCCCGAGCTGAAGCTCCGCCTGTCGGACTCCACCCGCGCACAGGACGAGTTCGAGCTCCTCGGCTACAGCGGCGGCCTGATCTGCGTCGGCGTCGAGGGCGGCCTCACCTCACGGCCAGTGGACCTGCTGATCATCGACGACCCGTACAAGGACGCAAAGCAAGCCGACTCGAAGGCCTGGCAGGAGACCGTCCGCGAGTTCTGGGCCGAGGTCGCACTCCCCCGACTCGCGCCCGGCGCGCCCGTGGTCGTCGTACAGACCCGATGGCGCGATGACGACCTGGCAGGCTGGCTGCAGGACGAGGGCGACGACTGGACCGTCGTCAACATCGCCGCGCAGGCCGACCACGACCCCGCGAAGGGCGAGACCGACCCGCTCGGCCGCGAGCCCGGCGAGTACATGATGTCGGCGCGGAACCGGTCGGTGGCCGACTGGGAGAAGAAGAAGCGCGAGGTCGGGTCGCGGTCGTGGACCGCGCTCTACCAGGGCTCGCCGAACCCGGCCACCGGCACGATCCTGAAGCGCGAGTGGTGGCAGGAGTACGACGTCGCCCCCTGGGTCGAACGCGAAGACGGCACCCGGATCGTCATCGGATTCGACGAGCTGATGATCTCGTGGGACCTCACGTTCAAGGACACCGAGGGCACCGACATGGTGGTCGGCCAGGTGTGGGGCCGGCGCGGTGTCGACGCGTACCTGCTCGACCAGGTGCGGGCCCGGATGGACTTCCCGCGCACGCTCAAGGAGTTCGCGCAGCTCGCAGCGAAGTGGCCGCAGGCCGTGCTCAAGGTCGTCGAGGACAAGGCGAACGGGCCTGCGGCGATCGCGATGCTGCGGCGCACCATTCCGGGGATCGTGCCCGAGGAGCCGCAGGGGTCGAAGGTGACCCGCGCGGCGGCGGTGTCGCCGCTGATCGAGGGCCGCACCGTGTGGCTGCCGTCGCCGCAGCTCGCCCCGTGGGTCGGTGACTTCGTGGAGGAGGCCGCCGCGTTCCCGAACGGGAAGCACGACGACCAGGTCGACGCGATGTCGCAGGCGCTGAACCGGCTGATCTTGCAGCCGCTGTTGCCTCAGCAGGACACCTGGCAGCCGAACGACTACGACGTGTACGAGGCGCGCGGCTACTACGCGAGCCCGGTCTGACCGGCCCCGCCCTCCCGTCTCCCATCCGACCGAGCACGACACGAGAGGCGGTGACCCGTGGCCGACTGGATCCTCGCCGAAGACGCAGCCCCCACCACCGTCACCGAGGCCGACACCACCCCGGTCCCCTCGCTCGAGGAACAGCTGGCAGAGGCCACTGCCCAACTCGCGATCGTGTCCGAGTCGTACGCCGACCTGCAGCAGCTCTACATCGACGACGTCGGCTGGCGCCGCATCGGCGAGGAACGCACCCGGTTCACCGCGCAGGGCCGCGCCGCGATCGCCGCGGTCGCCGACCTCTTCGCCTCCGGCAACGCGCTCATCAAGTCCGGCATCGGGCTCCGCACGGCCTACGTGTGGGGCCAGGGCGTCGACGTCGTCGTACGCGACGACCCCGAGAAGGGCCAGGACGTCAACGCCGTGTGGCGGGCGTTCTGGGACGACAAGTCCACGCGCCGGATCTTCTCCTCCTCCGAGGCGCAGGTGCGGTACGAGCGGAAGCTGGCCACGACCGGCGAGGTGTTCTGGGCGCTGCCCACCGAGCCCCTGACCGGCCGCGTCCGGGTACGACGGATCCCGCCGAACGAGATCACCGACCGTGTCTGCGACCCCGAGGACGCCGAGACGGTCTGGTACTACCTCCGCGTCTGGAACGCGGTGGTCATCGACCCGACGTCCGGCCGGCGTACGACGGTGCAGCGGCGCACGGCCTATCCGGCGCTCGGCTACTACCCGCCAGTGCGGCCCGACAAGGTGAACATCGACGGCGCCGAGGCGATCGTCCGCTGGGATGCGCCGATGCGGCACGTGGCCGTCAACTGCGCGGACGAGGACTGGCGCGGCCAGGGCGATGTGCTCGCCGCGCTGCCGTGGGCGAAGCTCGACAAGGAGTTCCTCGAGGATCTCGCGGTCTACATGCGGGTGCTGACGAAGATCCTCGGCCAGGTCACCGCCCGATCCCGCGGCGCCGCCGAGCGGGCGCAGGCTGCGCTCTCTGAGGTTGTCGCCTCCCACCCGCAGGGCATCCCGCCCGGTGGCCCTGGTGCTGGCCGCATGGTCGGCGCCGGCGGCTGGGCAGTCACCGACCCCAACACGACGATGCAGATCATGTCGAAGTCGGGTGCCCAGATCGACTCGAACTCCTCGAAGCCATTCGCCTCCCGCGCCGCCGCGGCGCTCGCCGTGCCGCTGACGATGCTGCTCGGCGACCCGGGCACCACCGGCGCACGCGCCACCGCGGAGACCCTCGACCAGCCGACCGAGCTCGCCGCCCGGCTGCGGCAGGAAGTCCACACCGAGCTGTTCCGCGACATCGCGGACTATGTGATCGACCAGGCGATCATCGCCCCGGCCGGCCCGCTGCACGGCTCGCTGAGCCGTGACGGTGACGCGCTCGTCGCGACACTGCCCGACGACGACGTCCGCACGGTCGAGGTCTCCTGGCCCGAGTACGACTCGACCCCGATCAACGTGCTCGTCGCCGCGATCGCCGAGGCCGACACCACCGGGAAGATCCCGCCGGAAACGATCGCGCGTCTCCTCCTGGCAGCCTTCGGGGTCGACGACATCGACGACCTCATCGACAGGATGACCGACGAGAACAACCAGTTCATCGACCAGAAGTCCAGCGCCGGGCAGGCCGCGGCCAACAAGTTCCGTGCCGGCAACGACCCGGCCGCCGACTTCACCTGACCATGGTCGTCACCGCGGAGACGCTGCGGCTGCAGCGCCAGATCCGGACCTTCATCACCGAGACGACGAACCAGCAGACCCGCGACCTCACCAGGGCGTGGGTGCTCGCCTGGGACGTCATCGAGCCCGAGCTCACCAAGACGCTGCGACAGCTGCTCGTCACGTCCGGTGACCGCATCAGCGCCGCGCAGATGCTCCGCTCGACACAGCTCCTCGCGACCCTGCGGCTCATCGCGGACCAGCTCGAGCAGCTCGCCGCCGACGCCAACGTGCGGATCATCGGTGACCTCCGCGGGATCGTGGAAGCGGCCGGCGGCGCGCAGGCCTCGGTGATCGACTCGCAGCTACCGACCTCGGCCGCCGGGCGGCTCACCGGATGGGGCCGGGTCGACCCGCGGCAGATCGAGGCGATCGTGCGGCGTACGACGACGTCGATCACCTCCCGGATGGCTCCCCTGTCGCCGCAGACCCTCGCGGTGGTGCGACGCGAGCTGATCCGCGGTGTCGCGGTCGGCGCGAACCCGAAGGTCACCGCGGCGCGGATGGTCGCCGGCGTCGAGCAGCGGCTGAACGGCGAGTTCGGCCTCACGCGGGCGCTGCGGATCTCCCGCACCGAGTCCCTCGATGCTCACCGCGCCGGCGCGCAGCTGGGCCGGATGCAGAACGCGGACGTGCTCGCCGGGTGGATCTGGTGGTGCGAGCTCGGCCCGACCTCGTGCCCGGCCTGCATCGCGATGCACGGCACGGTGTTCCCCGCCGAGGACCCCGGCCCGTTCGACCACCCGAACGGACGATGCGACTCGGTCCCCCTCACCCGCTCGTGGGCTGACCTCGGGTTCGACGAGCTCGAGCCGGACGTCGGGTACGAGACCGGCCCCGAGTGGTTCGCCAACCAGGACGAGCCCACACAGCGCCAGATCCTCGGCCCGTCGCGGCTCGCGGCCTACCAGGCAGGTCACTACCCGCCAGCGGCGTGGGCCGAGACGAGGCACAACGACGGGTGGCGCGACAGCGTGCAGGTCACCCGGACGCCTCAGCGGTCCGTGGCGCTCGCCTCGTAGGCGGTCGCTCCGCACCAGCCGCATTCATCGACGGTCGCGGCGCCCCGCCCGGGTCCGTTGATGACGACCTTGGCGAGCACGAAGTCGTGCACCCCGTCCAGGGATGCCTCGCACAGGCCGTCGTCTGCCGCCACCCCAACACGCTACCCGCCGACCCATCGCCCATCAGGAGGCACGATGCCGAAGCACATCCTCGAGCAGAAGCTCACCGAGCTCGGCCGGCCCGGCGCCGACGGCCGGATCCGGGTCACGATCCTCACCCCTGGCCGCGGATCGTCGGGCTACTACTCCCCCAAGGTCGTCGAGCAGGCCGCCCCGCTCGTGCAGCCGGGCACCCCGATGTACCTCGACCACGCCTCGCGGTCCGAGCACCTCGACCGGCCGATCCGATCGGTCAAGGACATCGCAGCGAAGTTCGTCACCGAGGGCCGCTGGGACGCGGCAGCGAACGAGAGCTACGCGATGGCCGAGCTCGTGCCCGGCCCCTACCGGGAGGCGCTCCTCGCGCTCGAGGACTCCATCGGGGTCTCGATCAACGGGTCGGCGACCGACATCGTGAACGGCACCATCGACGGGAAGCCCGAGAAGATCGTCGAGGGGCTCGCGAAGATCGACTCGGTCGACTTCGTCACCAAGGCCGGCCGAGGCGGCAAGTTCTCCTCGATCCTCGAATCGGCCCTCCTCGAGGCCGACGTGCTCGCCGACGTTCTCGCGGTGACGGAGGGCGACGGCGGCATCAGCGAGGCGACCGCGTCCGACCGGATGAGCCACCTGCGGGCCGTCGTACGCCAGACCCACCGCGGCGACGGCAAGTCCGCGTGGGTGCGCGACCAGGACGCCGAGAAGAAGACCGTCTGGTTCGACGTGCACGACCACTCGGCCGACGGCCCCGGCAAGACCTTCCAGCAGAACTACCGCGTGGGCGACAACGACGTCGACGTGGCCCTGACCGGCAATCCCGTCGAGGTGCGGCCGATCACCAAGTACGTCCCGGTCAGCCCGGCCGGGCCCTCACCAACCAAGGAGTCCAAGGAGGACACCATGCCCCACATCGAAGAGAGCGAACTCGCTCGCCTTCGCGAGGCCGACGGCCGGGTGCGTGCGCTCGAGACCGAGCGTGACACGGCCATCCAGGAGCGGGACAGCGCCCGCACCGAGTGTGACGAGATCCGCCGCGAGCGCGACGGCCTCTCGGCCCGTGAGGCTGCTGTCGCAGCCGCCCGCGCGCGGGTCACCGCTGGCAACTCGACGCTGCCGGCCGCGACGGTCGAGCGCATCGTCGCGGAGGCCACCCGCGATGTCCCGCTGACCGCCGAGGGTGCGCTCGACGAGCCGGCCCTTCACACGGCCGTCGACGCCGCCCGGACCGCCGAGGAGGCCTACCTCGCCGGCCTCGCCGACTCCACCGGTGGCCGCCTCACCGGCTTCGGCGCATCCGCCGCGGCCACCGAGTCCGCCCGACCGACCACGACGCCGTTCGGTCGGCAGATCAACGAGCAGAAGGGAGCCTGATCATGGCCAAGAGCGAGACCTTCCGAGACGCCGACCGGCTCTCGATCCCGGTCGCCTCCGGCACCAAGGCCGGCACGCCGCTGAACATCAACGGCCTGAACATGGTCACCGAGACCGACCGCGCCAACACCGTCGGCGTGAACCCCGTCAACAACGACGGGTCCATCAACCCCGACTACAACTGGGGCGGCGGCAACCCCGACGGCAACGCCTCGGTGTCCCTCCGCGGCGCCTACGTCTTCACGGTGTCGTTCGCCGTGGCGGCCGTACTCACGCCGATCTACATCACCAGCGGCGGAGCGCTGACGGCCACGGCGTCCGGCAACACCCTCTACGGGCACGCCCTGACCACCAAGTCTGGGTCCGCGGGCCCCCTGACCGTTCGCATCGCGAACTGATCGGAGAAGCACCACCATGACGATCGAACTGCTCACCGGCGATGCCGCCGCCGCGGCCGGGACCGACGACTTCAACAGCATGGTGTCGCTGCGCGACATCGTGGTGGCGGAGTCCCTGCAGGACCGGGCCAACGTCCGGCTGACCGAGGCCTTCCGGAACCGCATCGGCTCCGATCTGCGTCTGCGCGAGGCGTTCACGACCAGCGACTTCCAGCTGGCTGCGTTCGTCGCGCTCGACCAGGAGGTGCAGGCGCAGTACGCCGAGCTCCCCTCGGTGTGGCGCGAGTACACCGACGTGACCAAGGTCCGCGACTTCCGGCCCAAGCGGCTGCGGTCGCGCTACCGCAACCACGTCGGCCTCTCCCGCGTGCCGGAGAACACCGAGTACCCGATGGAGGACCAGCGTTCCTTCGACGAGTACGCCATCAAGGTGTTCAAGTACGGCCGTCGCAAGGCCATCACCTGGGAGGCGTGGCTCAACAACGAGGCCGTCCAGGAGCTCGAGGACATCCCGACCGACCTCGCCGCGCAGGCCGCGGAGACCGAGACGATCAACGCGCTCTCGAACCTCCTCAACGTCACGTGGGACCCGAACACGGGCACCGCGACCGCCAACGGCGTGAACACCAACCTGTTCAAGGCCGGGAACGGCAACGCCCCCACGGCCCTCCCGCTGACGTACGACAACCTCTTCGCGGTCATCACCTCGATGGCCACGAAGAAGAACAAGGCCGGCCGCGTCATCGCCGCCCCGGCGCTGCGGGTGGTCATCCCGAAGGCACTCGAGGCGACCATGGTCGCGATCCTCGCGATCAACGAGCTCCGCATCACCGACGGTGACACCACCACGGTCCAGGGCAACGCGCTGAAGAACGTCGACTACGTCGTGGAGCCGATGCTCGACGTTCTCAACACCGACGCCAAGGCCCCGACGACCTGGTTCGTCGTGCCGAAGCCCGGTGCACCCCGGCCGGCCCTGTGGGCGGCGTTCCTCGCCGGCTACGAGACCCCCGAGCTGCGCGTGAAGGCGTCGGCGGGCAAGACGATCGGCGGTGGCGACATCTCCTTCCAGGAGGGGTCGTTCGAGCTGGACGACATCCAGTACCGCGAGCGTCACATCGTCGGCAACCAGACCGGCGAGCCGCTGTTCACCTACGCCTCGACCGGTAGCTGACCGGGCCGGCGAAGACTAGTCGGAGAGGAGGAGCCGTGGCCGCTTCCTATGACCCCACGACCCCAGTGGGTCAGGTGCGGCTCCTCCTCAACGACGTCGACGAGGACTCGTTCGTCTTCGACGACGAAGAGATCGGCGCCTTCCTCACCCTCGAGGGCGGCAACGTCAAGCGCGCCGCCGCGCAGGCGATCGACACCAACGCCAGCAACGAGCTGCTCGCATCGAAGGTGCTCCGCACCCAAGACCTGCAGACCTTCGGCGACAAGCTCGCGACCGCGCTCCGTGGGCACGCGCAGTCGCTGCGGGAGCAGGCAGCCAGCGAGGACAGCTGGTTCACGATCGTGTCGCCGCCGGCGCGACCCGAGTGCCTGCCGGAGATGACGGAGCGGTACGTCGGCCCTCGCCACTGGTGGCAGTGAGATGCCGCGCGCCACGCGGTCGTTCGGCCGTCCCGGCACCCGGGTGATCCCGGCCCGGTGGAACGCCGACCATGCGCCGGTCGTCACCGCGGCCATGCGCGCGCGGGTGTCGCTGCGGCACGACGATGGCGCGACCACGAAGACCTACCTGCCGTACGACCCGGAGCACCCGGAGACCACGGGCCGTACGACGTACTCCCTGGCGGCGCCATACGCCGCCGACATCCCGGCCCGCATCCAGGGGCTTCGGGAGATGACAGCGCGCGGCAGCGAGACTGCTGCCGAGGAGTCCCTGCGGGTCAGCGGCTACCTCGTAGCCCTGGCGCTCGGGGTGGACGACACCGCCGACGCCGTCAACGCGATCAGCACCGGCGACATCGTCACGATCGACTCTCTGACCGAGTCCGACCAGCTGCTCCTTCTGCCGGGCGTCGAGCTCCGCGTCACCGACATCGTCCGCGGGACCGAACGGTGGGAGCGCGACCTGTTCTGCCAGCTGGTCGACACCACCGGAGGGGGCGCGCGCTCATGAGCACCTTCACCGCCAGGGTCGACGCTCACGAGGTCGCGCGGTTCGCGGGCCGGCTCACCCGCGCCTCGATGCGTGTGGGCGCTTCGGGGTCCGCCATCCTGCGGAAGACCGCGTTCGACATCGAGTCGACCGCGAAGCAACTCGCGCCCGTGGACACCGGCCTTCTCCGCTCGTCGATCTCCACCGACATCGGCGGAGACGGCCGATTCGGGACCATGACGGCCGAGATCGGCCCGACCGCCGAGTACGGCATCTACCAGGAGCTCGGCACCTCCCGGATGGCCGCTCACCCCTACCTCGGGCCGGCGTACGACCAGCACATCCCGCGGTACGAGTCGGCGCTGGCGCGTCTGGCTGGCGAGGTCTGAGCTGATGCCCGACCAGACGGCCGACGCGATCGCGCGGGATGCCGTCGTAGCGGCGGTCACCGCGCGGCTGACGAGCCAACTCACCGGCGTCCTTCGCTACGACCTCGAGGCCGTCGACGTACCGCTGATCCCAGGCTCAGGTAGCCGGGTGCAGCCCTACTACGTGCTCACCCCGTTCCCAGGCGGCCCGTCCGGTGAGGACGACCTCGCGGACACGCTGGTGGACATCGAGTTCTCGTGCCAGATCACATGCGTTGCGGCCGAGGTCGGCGACCTGATGTCGCTGGTCACCCGAGTGGACGCGGCCATGCTCCGCTGGTCGGCCACGATCCCCGGCCTCGGGTGTGGCCGCTTCCGACCGCCGCCGGGATACCAGCCGCCCACGCTGCTCGACCGCACCGTGACCCCGCACCGGCCCTATGTGCCGCTGCAGTACGGCGCCCGAGTCTTCTCGGCCGCCTGACCCTCCCCTCACCCGCTGTTCAAGCGCCGTCCCCTCGTGCCTCGTGGCCGTGGCGCGGAAGGAGCCTGCCCATGTCCTCGAAGTTCGTGGAGGTCTACGCGACCGCCACCGGCCGCAAGCAGCGCGTGCCGGAGCACTTCCTGACCGATCCGATCCTCTCGAAGGGGATCAGCCTGACTCCGCGTGAGCGGGCCGCAAGCGACCACACCTCGGACGACGCCGAACCGAAGACCACCCGGTCCCATCGGCGCGCCGGCCAGGCCACCGCCTCGACCGGAGAAGCACCCACCCACGAGTCCCCGTCCAGCGGGGAGGAGGAGTAACACCATGCCCCGCTCACTGGCTGACGGCAAGACCAAGCTGACGTTCCTGACCACGGAGCCCGCCAACTCGCAGGCGCCCACCGCGGCCGAGCTCAACGCCGGCATCGACGCCTCCTGCAACGTTCTCGCGTCGGACTTCACCTGGGGTCCGACCGACTCCGACAAGGTCCAGGAGAAGGCGCTGTGCACGAAGAACAACGCCAACGCCTTCGGACCCTCGAACTACCAGGCCGGCGTCACGCCGTTCCGTGAGTTCGACTCCACCAACCCGGGCAAGCCCGACGCCACCGCCGACACCGTGTTCGCCGCGATGAAGGTCAAGGGCACCGAGCTCTGGGGCTACGCGCGCCGTACCGGCAAGGACGCGAACGACGCGTGGGCCACCGGCGACGAGATCTTCTTCGGCGCCCACGTGCTCACCGACTCCCCGCAGCCCCCGCAGGATCTCGGCGGCTACATCAAGTTCCGAGTGCCGATGGAGCCCCAGGAGGGCTACGAGTTCATCGTCGTCGGTGGTGTCGCGTGGCAGGCCACCCACGCCTACGCGCTCAACGACGTCGTCACCATCTCGAGCTCGACCCTGAAGTGCACCACCGCCGGCACGTCGGGAGCCTCGGCCCCGACCCCGCCGGGATCGGTCGGCGGCACCGTGACCGACGGCACCGTCGTCTGGACGCGCACCGCCTGATCCACCCCTTGACGGCGAGGGGTCGGTTGCGTGGTCGCGCCGGCCCCTCGTCTGCAACACCGCACCACCAGCGACCACACGCACGCACCATTCGCGATCACATCCAGCGACCACATCCAGCGACCACAGGAGCACCCCATGAACGACCAGTCCCTCACCGACACCGCTGACGCCGCCGACCAGGCGGCATCTCCCACCACGCCGAGCGCCCTCGCGACCGCGGCGCTGGCCAGCGCCGTCGGGCTGTCCGAGGCAGCCGTCGATACGCTGCTGTCCTTCGACGAGCTCATGTCGTCGGCCAAGCGCGTACGACGCATCGCCCGCATCTGCCTCCGCGCGGACCTGACCGGCCGCCGCGACGTGCTCCTCGAGGAGCTCTCCGGGCTGGTCGACCCCGAGGGAAACATCGTCTCGGAGGGCGATCAGGCGCTCGCCGACCAGGGCCGCGCGAACGCGCTGCTCGCGGCGTTGCTGCAGGTCGACGCTGAGATGCAGCAGAGCACACGGCGCATCGAGTTCGAGGCGATGCCCGAGGACGAGTGGGAGACCTTCGAGAAGGCCAACCGCAACGCGTCCGGCGAGGCGAAGAATGGCGCCGAGTACAAGCGGAAGCTCATCGCCCGCTGTGCCATCGAGCCCACCCTCACCGAGCAGCAGGTCCAGGAGATGCAGAGCAGACTCGGGGTCTCCCAGATCGACGAGATGTTCAATAAGGCCTACGAGGCCAACCGGATCGGCGGGATCGACACCCCAAAATTGCCGGGCTTCTTGCTCGACCAGAAGCCCGCCTGATCGTCGAGGAGCTCCGGCTCGCCCGGTCGCTGTCCACGCCCCCGTCGATCCTTCGGGGGCGCCTCCGTGAGGTCACCTACGTGTACGACGACCCGGAGCACCCCGACCGGCCGACCGGGCATGTTGAGGCGCCGTTGTGGACGCCGGCCGACCGTGCTCTGCTGCTCGCGCTCGGCATGCATGAGTCGACTCTGTGCCCGGGGTGTGGCGAGCCGAAGCACGTGGCGTGGCACTCGTGGATGGACGGCGAGTACGACGCGCCCACCGCGGTGTGTCACGCCTGCACTGCTCAGCAGGGTCGGCAGGTGGCGTACGGGCAGGTTCACCGGCACGCCAGCGACGACAAGGTCGCGCGGATGCCGGCGTTCGTGTTCGGCGAGACCACCACCGAGGCCGACCCTCCCGCCTCGCCGTAGCTCCATCGCAGTCCCACCGCCCGGTACCTCCCCACGAGCCCATGACCGGGAGGTGACCAGGCGTGTCTTCCGTCGTACGGTCGGTCGCGGTCCGGCTCTCTGCCGAGACCTCGGGCTACATCGCGAAGATGCGGGGCGCCGCGGCAGCCACCGAGGGCGCCGCGGCGACCATGTCGCGCTCCTACTCGCGGCACTCGGCCGAGGCGCAGGCGTCGCTCCACAAGCTCGAGTCCACCGCGGCCCGGGCCGGGAAGTACGTCGGCCTGTCGCTCGCGGGCGGGATGATCCTGGCGGCGAAGTCGGCGGCGGATTTCAACGCCGAGATGGCCACGGTCAACACGCTCGCCCACTCGTCGCCGGCCGAGGCCGCGAAGCTCCGCAGCGCGGCGCTCAACGTGGGCACCGCGTGGGGCTACACGGCCACGCAGACCGCCGACGCGCAGCAGGAGCTCGTCAAGGCGGGCCTCTCCACCAAGGACATCCTCGGTGGCGCGCTCAAGGGCGCGCTCTCTCTGGCTGCTGCCGGGCAGACCGATGTGGCCAGCGCGACCGAGTATGCCGCCGCGGCGATGACGCAGTTCCGCCTCAAGGGCAAGGACGTCCCACACATCGCGGACCTCCTCGCCGCCGGCGCGGACAAGGCCCTCGGGTCGGTGACCGACCTCGGCTATGGGCTCTCGCAGGCCGGTACGACGGCGCACCAGGCGGGGCTCACCATCGAGCAGACCACCGGCGTGCTCGCCGCGTTCGCGCAGGCCGGCCTCACCGGCGAGCGTGGCGGCACGGCGTTCAAGCAGATGCTGCTGAAGCTCGAGGCGCCGTCGAAGAAGGCCCAGGGCCTGATGGACGAGTACCACCTCTCGCTGTACAAGGCGAACGGCGAGATGAAGACGATGCCCGAGTTCGCGGGCAATCTGCGCGATGCGTTCGGGAAGCTCGAGCCGGCTCAGCGGAACTTCGCGCTGGCGTCGATCTTCGGTGCTCGCGCCGTCCAGGCCGCGAACATCTTGATGGCCGAGGGCGAGAAGGGCATCACGAAGTGGATCGGCAAGGTCAACGACCAGGGGTTCGCCGCGCATCAGGCGTCGGGGAAGCTTGATTCTCTGAAGGGTGATCTGCAGAAGCTCAAGGCCGAGGGGCTGCACGCGCTGATCGACCTCGGTGACGGGTCGCAGGCGCCGTTGCGGAAACTCGCCCAGAACGTCACGAAGTGGCTGCACGGTGCGATCGCGCGTGGCGACCTTCGCCGGTGGGGCAACAACTCCGCGAAGGCGATCCAGCGGGTGGCTGACGTCGCCGGACAGGTCGGCCATGGCCTCGCGCCGGTGGCTCGCTTCGTGGGTCAGATCGTCGAGGACTTCACGAAGCTCCCCGCCGGGCTGCAGAAGGTCATCCTCACAGGCGCGGTGGTCGGGTACGCCGCACAGAAGACCGGCGTGCTCGGCATCGCGAAGGGCATCCTGGGCACCGGGAGCAAGGGTGGCGGCGCCACCGGGCTGACGGGTCTCGCAGGCCGCGCCGGCGTCGTGCCGGTGTACGTCACCAACGCGGGCTTCGGCGGGGGTGGAGTCGGCGGGGCGCCCGGGGGCCCTGGTGGTCGTGTGCCGGTTGGTGTCCCCGTTGGGCGGCCCGGCCCGATGGGTGCGCCGGCGGACTGGAGGATCCCGACCGGCGACCTGCGGAAGGTGTGGAGCGACTTCCTCGACGGCACTACAGCCGCCCGCAAGACGATCGAGGGCGCCACCGGCAGGGTGGCCGGCGAGGGCATCCTGAAGACGGTGCTTCGAGGTCTTCTCGGCGCTCCGGCGTGGATCACCGCCGGGGACTCTGGGAACGAGGTCGCCCCGCGCAAGGCCATCAACACGCCGCTCGCCGACCTCTTCGCTCTGGCCAACGGCCAGAAGGCCGATTGGGACAAGCAGATCGCCACCATCCGGCGGATGTTCGACCTTCAGGGGAAGCTCGGCAAGGCATTCACGAGCCTCCCTTCGGCGGTCGCGATCAAGGTCTCGACGCCGGGGGCCGTCGAGTCGATCCGTGACATTTCGAAGCTTGCTGCTCAGTACGACCTCACCCCCCGGCAGGTCCGGACGCTCATTGAGGCATCCGGAGTCGGGAAGGCGAACTCGGACGTCAGTCAGCTCGGCCGGCTCTATGGCTTGACACCGCGACAGGTCCGCACCCTTATCACTCAGGGCGGGATGGACTCCTCTAAGGCCGCGATCCGGGAGCTGGCGCGTCTCTACGGCCTTACCCCTCGGCAGGTTCGGACTCTCATCAACGCCGACCCGTCGAGCGCCCTGACCGCGATTGCGAAGATCAAGGCACAGCTGAAGGGCATCCCGCGGTCGATCTCGACGCAGGTGTACGTCAACCGGGTCAATGCCAACGGCAAGGGACACGCGCCGGCGCCTGGGCAAGCCGGCGTATCTGCGGACGGCACGACGGTTCCGAAGACGGGTCGTGGCTACGCCGACCGGCATCTCTACCTCCTGGCCGACGGGGAAGAGGTCATCTCCAACCGCCACGGCCAGGCCGACCGGCATCGGTCGCTGCTCAAGGCCATCAACGCGGGTCGTCTCGCTGGCGGCGGTACCGCCGGTACGACGTCGACCACCGGCAAGAAGCGGAAGAAGAAGTCGACGGCGTGGAAGGGCACGGCGCGGTACTCGTTCGACCTGTACGGCGGCCAGTCGGCCCGGCAGGTCGAGCGCGAGTTCGAGCACCTTGCGCTCACGGTCCGCAAGCACGGCGGCCACCTCGGCCGGAACTTCGGTGCACTGGAGAAGAAGGCCAAGGGCCTCGAGGGGCAGTGGGATAAGTCCGACAAGGCGCTGACCCGTGAGATCAACAAGCGTGACGACCTGGTCAACCAGCGTGACGACCTGAAGTCGACGGTCGGGGACTACCTGACCCGGAACCCGTTCGACCCGGGGAACGTGTGGATGTCCCCCGCGGACCGCAGCAAGGCGGGGATGGGGATCTTCGGCACCCTGAACGCCGACATCAAGAATGCTGCCCGGTTCGATGAGCTCACCACGAAGCTGAAGAAGGCCGGTGTGCACGGGAAGGCGCTCGCCGCGGTGCAGAACCAGGGCATCGACGCCATGGCGCAGCTGGCGGGCATGTCGGGGGCCGACATCCGGAAGTACGAGCGTCTCTTCGATCAGCGGGCGCTCGCGGTGGAGGGGGCGCAGAAGTTGGCCGGTACGACGTTCAAGCCGTTGATCGACGCGCAGAACAAGGTCGTCGATGAGGCGCGGAAGACGCGTCAGGAGCTCGGGAAGAAGCTCGACCGGCTCGAGAAGGCCGTCGAGCGAGCTGCGCATATCACCGGCCGCGAGGTTGCCCGCGGTGTCAACCATGCCGCCGCTAACGGGAAGCGAGGACAGAAGTGATGACCGTTGATCCGAGCGATGCGCTGCTGGTGCTCAAGGCTCCGAGCGTTCCGACCATCGCCGATCTGAACCTGATCGGCCCGGGCAGCGGATTCACCCTGCGGACGCTCGGCTCAGCCAACGGCACCGGGTGGGGCGCCGCGGACCCGGTCGTGGCGATGATGGATGCCTTCCTCCAAGACGGCGCCACCGCGCAGATGCTGCGACACAACGACCGGACAATGCCGATCATCGTGCAGGTGCTCGGGTCCGACGCTGCGGCTCTTGCCGCCGGCGAAGCTGCTCTGACCACGATGTGTCGCCAGACGTGGGATCTCGCGACGTCGATCGAACTGCACTGGACGCCACCTGCTGACGGCCCCGAGTGCGTGTTCGACGTGACCTTGGCGAAGGCTCCGGAGTTGGTCGATTGGGCGGACTACTCGGAGCTTCACCCGGACCAGCTCGGACGTCTCTTCAAGGTGGAGCTCACCGCGCTTCCGTTCGCCCGTTCTGGGATCGTGGTGAAGCAGACGATCGCTGCCCCGGCGAGTTCGGCGCCGGTGACACCTACAGTGACGTCGATCGACGCCTGCTCGTCGACGACGGGGTGGTCGGTCGTGGGCAACAACGGCAGTCTGTCGACCGGCACTGACGCTGGCGACACCTATGTGCGTGGCACCGCGCCATCCGCCTTCTCGCTGAAGAAGTCGGGTCTATCGATCAACATGACCACCAGCCCCTATGTCATCGTGCGGTTCGCGGCCACCTACATGCCGCAGTTCCTGCAGCCTGTTCCGTTCATTCCCACAGTGAAGCTCAACGGCGTCGCGGTCGATCCGATCGCTCAATCGGGCAACACCTGCTGGTACCCGTTCAGCGGAACACTCAACACCGTCGAGCTGGTCACAAGCTACTCATCGGCCTACATCAAGGCCTATGACCTCTCCCGGACCGACATGGTCGCCCCCGGGGTGCTGACCCAGCTCGAGGTCTCCCGACAGTTCCCGATCCAGGGTTCAGTGCGCTCGCCGGCGACGATCGGGGTCCGCGGTGTCCGGCCCTCCGACCAGGCCACGCAGCCGCTGGGCCAGTGTCTGGTGTTCACGACGCCGAAGTTGTCCTCCCAGGCTCCGCCCTTGCGGACGCTGCGCGTCGATGGCGGCTCGGACGCGACCGACACGACGGCCTACTCGGGCAAGAAGTCGGCCCTGTCGACGGTGCACCGCTTCCAAATCCCCATGGCCGCAGTCGCCCAGGCCGGGCATGTGCTGGTGTCTCACCTGCAGGCTGCCTCGACCGGTGTGAAGACCCTCTCGTGGGTTGCCCGGACCATCGTGAACGGCAGCCCGATCGGTGACACCCAATCCGGGACCCTGTCGGTCAACATCACCGCCGTCAACACCTGGTACATGATCGCAACCAGTCGACTTACCTTGCCGACGACCGCCACCGGCCCGCTCGGGGTCGTGGAGATTCAGCTCTCCTCATCGAGCCTCGTCCTCGACGAGGCATGGCTGTGCGACATCGACAACGGCCAGGTCACCATCCTCGACTGCGGCGCGAACGGCTACCTCTGGCTGGATGCGCCCAACGCCGTGCGGCCGGCGCCGACCATCTGGATCGGAACAGCCTCGGACCGCTCCGACGCCTACGTCGCCGGACCGGAAGTCCTCGCATGGGGCAACCACCAGACCCCGCCACCGAAGATCAACGTCTTCGTGGCCGCCGCCAGTCCACCGGAGGTCGCCGTGAGCAACGACCCCGCATGGACGACGCACGCCGGGGTGGTGACCCCGTGACGATGATCCCGCAGCTTCGAGTCGGCGGACGATGGCTGGTCTCGCTCGCACCCTGGGCTGACCTGCGCTGGTCCTCGGCCGCCGACGGCGGATGTGACACGGCGTCGTGGACGATGAACCTCCCGTCCACCTTTGCCCACCCGGCACTGCGACGCGGACAGCTCGTGGAGGTGTTCGCCGGCCCGTCTCACGTGTGGATGGGGACTCTCGCGCAGCCCGACATCAACACCGACGACGACGGCCGACCGACCTGGTCCTTCACCGCAGACGGCCTGTCGCGGACGGCCACCGGCCAGAACGCGTACCTCGCGCTCGACGGCTCTGGCAACACGACCAGCACGCCGGACACAGCGATCGACGCGGCCATCGCCCGCGGCCTGAAGTGGTCACGCCCGAGCTCGCTGTCGGCCACCGGCTTCACGCCCTCCGCCGGGTCAGGCGACCAGACCGACTCGTTCAACCGTCTCGGGGATCTGCTCAGCGCCTGGTCGCAGTCGGTGTCGCTGCGATGGGGTGTCGACGAGAACGGCAACGTGTACGCCGCCGCCGACCCCACGACCCCGACCTGGCACATGGTTCCCGGCTCTGGCCGGTTCGGGTTGGCCGACGACGAGTACGCCTCCGACATCTACGTGCGCTACTTCACCAGTGCGGGCACCTATGCGACGGTCCACGTCAACGACCCGGTCGCCGCGGCCAACTACGGCGTCCAGGAGTACCCGCTGGACGCCACCGGATTCGGCGTCCTGTCCAGCACGCAGGCCACCGGGCTCGGCAATGGAGCACTCGCCGCAGGCAAGGCCCGCCTCGGCTGGACCAACTCGCTCTCCCCCACGCGTTGGCAGCTCCTCACCCCCGGCGGTACGCCGGCGCCGCTGTGGATGGTCGAAGCCCAGCAGATGGTGCGGCTCCACGGCGTCATGAACGAGCAGGGTCAGCCACTGCCCTACGTCGACTTCGTGATCGGCGCAGCCGACTATTCCTCGGCCGAGGACACCTTGACGATCTCGCCGGTGGGCCTCGCAGCGCGGGACCTGACGTCAGTCATCGCGTCGTTCGGGACAGCGGCATGACCTGGAACGGCAGGAAGTCCCTCAAGGACGAGCAGGCGGGCACGACCACGATCAACATCACGGCGTTGAACACGGTCTACTCCACATCGGTCACGTTCACAGTGCCATTCGACGCAGCACCGTCAGTCACTGCGAACTTCCAAAACGGGTCACCGAACCTACTCACTCCAGTGGGCGTCGACGCGACCGCGACCACGGCGACCTTCTACGTCATGCGCACCGGCGGCTCCACCGGCAACCTCGTCGTGCACTGGCAGGCGAAGGCGAAGACGCAATGATCCGAAGGCGAGGGTGTGGTGACCAGTGAGCCGTCCAACAGCGAGATCATGCGTCGCCTCGACGAGGTCGTCCGGCAGCTCGTCGATGTCGTCAAGCAGGTCCGCGACATGCAGGAGCAAGCCGAGCGCAAGTACGTCAGCCGCGAGCTGTGGCTGGAATCCCGGAAGTCCGACCAGGCCGTCGTTGCGGACCTGGCCGGCGACATGCGGGCCAGCGAACAGCGTGCCGCAAACCAGATGCAGCGCGTCGAGACGCTCGAAGACAAGCGCGTCCAGGCCCGCAACTTCGCCATCACCACGGCGATCGCCCTCTCGGGACTCGGACTCGCTCTCCTGGCCTTCATCGTGAATCGAGGAGCGTGACATGAGCAGGTGGCAGCGGCCCCGCGTGGGCACGATCGTGGTCTCGATCCTCACGGCCCTGACGTTGATCGCGCTGATCGCGGTCGTGGTGTCGGTGCTGAACCTCGCCAATCGCTCGTCGCAGCAGGAGACCGAGCTCGACCGGGCGCAGCGGGATCGCACCCGAATCCTGTCGGCCCTCAACGCGCAACAGAAGGCACTCACCGAGGCCAACCGTCGACTCGTGAACGCCGGCAAGGCGCCGGTCGTACCGATCCAAGGCGACACCGGCGCCGCCGGTCCAACGGGCCCGCAGGGACCCATCGGCCCTAGAGGTCCGCGCGGCTTCCTCGGCCTGCCGGGCGTGAATGGCGTGCAGGGGGCGACCGGGGAACCCGGCGGTGTCGGTGCGACTGGCGCGAAGGGCGACACCGGGCCAGCAGGACCCCAAGGCCCGGCCGGACCCGTTGGCCCCACTGGTGCTGACGGGAAGAACGGCGCCAACGGCACCGCGACGCCCGGCGTCTACTCGTGCCCGGACACGCAGTACGTCACCGGCTTCACGATCGCTGCGGACGGCGCCGTGACTCTCACCTGCGCCGGCCTGCTGCCGCTCGGCCAGTCGAACTGATCTGACTCTTCGACATTCTCACCGCTCTCCGCTGCCTTCTCGGGTGGCTGCGGCTTCCTGCCATGCCCGCACTCAGCCCAGGAGGCAACCATGAAGGTCCAGGTCATCACCGCGACCTCGCAGTCTCGACCACAGATGTCGCGCGCCGCGTTCGCTGAGGACGTCGACAAGGTCGATGCCGAGATGCGCGGCACGTCCGGCGTCGCAGCATTCACCGAGATCTCACGCTCATGGATGCGAGCCGTGATCGCCGAGAAGTTTGACGGCCACGTCTACCACCCACAGGGCACCGACACCCCGATCGTATGGACGCCGGATTGGGAGTTCGTCGACGGAGGCGTGGCCTTCGGATGCGCCGGCATCCTGACCGTCGCACCCCGCAGGCACATCGTGTGGGTGATCCTGCGCAACGTTCACGACGGCCGGCTGATCGCGGTGATCGCCACGCACATGATGCCCGGCGGCACCTACCCATCCGCCCGTCAGCGGCCGTTCAAGCGCCTCATCAACCGTCGGTGGCGGCGCCACGCTCGTCGCGTCGAACGGCTGCAGATGCTCCTGTGGAGCCGGGTCTCAGCGATGTTCACCCTCGGTGACATCAACCACCCCGACGCCTTCACGTTCGGGCGCGACAAGCGCGCGTCGGCGCCCGGCCTGGTCTACATCGGCGTCCGTGGCGGCGTGCCCGGGCAGCGGCGTCGCTGGTCTCAGAACGCCGATCGCAAGTCCCGCAACCACCGTCCTGCAGCCGTCGATGTGACGCTGCCCGCGAAGGGAGTACGCCGATGAGCCTCTCGCAGAACCGCTGGCCCGCGCTCGACACCGGGTCGACCAAGCTCTACACGTGGGTCATCCCGGCCAAAACCGGCCCCATCCAGCTGCGTCTCCGCAACGGCTCCGCCGGCTTCATCCTCGCCCACCTCGCGCTCTGGCTCGCCGAGGTCGTCACGCCGCTGTGGTCCAAGGTCGTCGACGACTGGGGATACGCCTACCGGCCGATCCGCGGCTACACGACCGAGCTGTCCAACCACGCCTCGGGGACTGCGATGGATCTCAACGCCAGTGAGCATCCGCTCGGCAAGGTCGGCACCTGGCCCGTTCGACAGGCACGCCAGATCCATGCGCGGCTGATGTGGCGTCTCTATGCCGGGACCGTGCGGTGGGGCGCGGACTACCGCGGCCGCAAGGACGAGATGCACTTCGAAATCAACCGCGACCTCGCCACCTGCGAGCGCGTCGCCAAGCGCCTCATGAAGACCCCCCGCGGCCGGCGCCTGCTCGCCGCAAACCCCACCCAGCGAAAGGTGATCCTGTCGTGACCAACATCGTCGCCGCTCTCATCAAGGCCGCCCGCGCCGCGAAGCGCACCATCGACCGGCCCGCCGTCCGCCGCTACTCCTACCGCGTGGCCAACGCCGGCGTCGGGGTGCTCGTCGTGCGCGGCCTCATCGACGGACGCGAGTCGGCCGCCTGGCTGCTGCTGGTCAACGCCGTGCTCGGCATGGCCGACGCCAAGGTCAAGGCCTGACCGAGATGACCTACCCCGACGGCGTGACCACGCGTCCGGTCTCGTTCGGCCCCGCGCTTCGACTCGAGGACGGCACCGCACTCGACATGGAGGTCCAGGTCACCGCCTCACGCACGATCGTGTGGCAGGGCGCGCCGATGGTCGCCGGCGGTACGACGTACCTGACGACCGATCAGGTCGAGCGGACGATCGACCTCCCCGTCACCGACCAGGACGGCTACACCGACGGCGCAGGGCAGGCGATCTCAGTCGCCGACGGCGCGCAGACCCACTCCTACGAGTTCCGGGTCGTGTTCCTTCTCCCCGGGAGCGACCGGCCACGCGCGCGCCGGGTCGGCTCCGTCAGGGTCGTGGCAGGCGTGTTCCTGCCGACCGGCGACGGGTCGACGGTGGACCTCGACGACCTGGTGCTCGTCGAGGGCAACGACGGGGCGCTGCATCCGGTGCTCGACTCGTGGCGGGCGGAGATGATCGGCTACCGCGATGCGGCTGCAGCCTCGGCCGCGGTCGCCGAGGAGGCGGCACAGATCGCGATCGTCCGGTCAGTGCCCGCCGGCGGCACGACCGGGCAGGTATTGGGCAAGGCCACCGTCACCGACTACGACATGGCCTGGTTCGACCCGGACGCCGCCTCCCGCATTGGCCTGGTCTCCTCGATCAACGGCGTGACCCCGGACGATGAAGGCGCGCTGACGCTGTCCAAGACGAATCTCGGGCTCGGATCGGTCGACAACACCACCGACGCGACGAAGAACGTCGCGCACGCCGTCTCCGCCGACACGGCCACCTCAGCTGGCTCGGCGACCAGCGCCGACGTTGCCGGCAAGCTGACCACCGCCCGGGCGATCAACGGCGTACCCTTCGACGGCACCGGCGACATCGCGATCGTCGACTCCACCAAGGAGCCGGTCATCGCCCCCGGAGCCGGCGACCAGTACTGGCGCGGCGACAAGACCTGGGCGACCCTCGACAAGACGGCCGTCGGGCTCGGCAACGTGGACGACACCACCGATGCCGACAAGCCGATCTCGTCAGCCACCCAGGCGGCCCTCGACCTGAAGGCCGATCTCGTCGACGGCGTCGTACCAGCCGCGCAGCTCCCCTCCTACGTCGACGACGTCCTCGAATTCGACAACCTCGCCGCGTTCCCCGGCGCCGGCGAAGCGGGGAAGATCTACGTCGCCAAGGACACCAACCTCACCTACCGGTGGAGCGGCTCGACCTACGGCAAGCTCGACCCCTCCCTGGCGCTCGGCGAGACCTCGTCGACGGCCTACCGCGGCGATCGCGGCAAGACGGCCTACGACCACTCCCAGACCACCGGGAACCCGCACGGCACCACCCCGGCCGACATCGGGGCAGCCACCGCCACGCAGGGCGCGAAGGCCGACACCGCCGTCCAGCCCGGCGCCCTCGCGGCCGTAGCGACGACCGGGGCCTACGCCGACCTGACCGGGAAGCCGACCATCCCCTCGTCGGCCTCCGATGTCGGCGCCGTGCCGACCTCGAGGAAGGTCAACGGCAAGACCCTGACGAGCGACATCACCCTCAGCCCCTCCGACGTGGGCGCAGCATCGAGCACTGGAGGCGGCCGAGAGGCCGTCGCAGCGCTCGCGGTCGTCGGCAGCACGGCCACGGGCGACTGTTCGGCGGCGTCGGTGTTCACCGTCGCCCCGTCCGCAGCGGTCACCCTGGCGTTCACCAACGTGCCCGCATCGGGGACAGCGTGCTCGCTGCGGGTTGTCGTCACCTCGGGCGCCACCGCCTACGTCATCACCGCACCGTCGGGCACGATCAAGGGCACCATGCCGACCACGAGCGCCAACAAGGTCACCATGGTCGACCTGATGACCCTCGACGGCGGCTCGACCTGGTACATCACCGGGATCACGCTGTGAGACGAGCCGCGGCCACGACCTACGCCAATGGCTTCATCGTCGGAGAGAACCCGCTGCCGACCTACGCTGCGGCGCTCAACCTGCAGGGCTACCTCATCGTTTCTCCCAGCAATCCCGCACCCCGCGGCGGAACCCTCACGTCCGTCACCGTCAACACGACCAACCCCGGAACTCTCCACATCGTCACCGGCGCTCTCGATACCAGCGCCCGAACCTTCGCCGTCACCGCCAGCCAGGCCATCAGCGTGACCGGATCCGCCGTCACCGCGACCTTCTCAATCTCGGTGGCCATCAACCTGGGAGACGTGGTCGCCGTCTATCAGCCGAGCTCCAGCAATCCGAGAATCGGTCGCACCGCGGGAGCTGGTGCCTACTACTACGGCGCGTCGGCCTCTGTCCCCACCGGCACGGTGGCCCTCAGCGCCCCCTCCGGCCAGGCGCTCCTCCTGCAGGCGTCCGGCTCCTGATCTGGCATTTTCCGGACACCCGTCCGGATTCCGCGCCAATTCCCCCGCCACCCCTACCCGTCCCGCTCGACCCGACCTAACGTCGACCCCGCTCCACCTCCCAGGCCCCCGTCACCCCAGCCCCGCGCTGGCGTGGCGGGGGCCGTTCCGCGTCCCCTGGGATCTGTCGGCATCCTGCGGCATGCTCACCCCATGCCACGCCGAGTCGACAAAGACGGCCTGCTCGTCGCCAGCCTCAACGGCCGCGCCCGCTACCACGCGTGCCACCACACAACCCACGAGGACGCAGTCGCCGAGCTCGTCGCGATCGCCACCACCGAGCAGCGAGACCCCTTCCGCGGCATCATCAGAACGCTGCGCACCGACCTGCTCGCAGAAGCCGCCAGCCTCGACCTCGGAGCATGGCGACACTCGCCCGAAACGCACCCATTCAGCGAGAACATCGTCGACCTCCTGATGGCGGCCGGCGCCGACCCAGACCTAACCGAGGCCAAGGCGCAGAGGGTGCACCAGACGCTGGAAGCGAGCCGACCCATGAATCCATGGGATGCGCCGACGAAGCCGTAG